ACTACACACTTAATCATTTAATTGAACGAATCAAAGTTTATAACGAGGAGAACTTCAATTACGATATTGTAAACATACCTCTCAAAAATTAATATGGGCGAAGAATTTCATGCTGCAATAAAACTTATAACAGGAGAAGAGATATTCTCACTCGTCTGTGTGGACGAAAATGACGGTGACCCTATTATTCTACTGATGAACCCAGTAGTTATGAAAGTGATGCGTAATCACGTAGGAGAATTTGTAAAAGTAAAACCTTGGATGGAATTATCTACTGATAATATGTACGTTGTTAAGTACGATAAAATCGTTACTATGACTGAAGTCAAAGAAACAAAGATGATTCAATTTTATGACAAGTACTTAAGTGAAGAAGATAGTGATTGGGAAGAAGATGGAAGAACTAAGATTACTGATGAAATGGGATATGTTTCATCGGTAAAAGAAGCAAGAAAGATGCTAGAGAAACTGTATAAACTTAAAGATAATAAAGAAAGCTAAGCTCTTCCTTTCAAAACCAACAAACAGAGTCTACTTATGATTAGGCATATTGTCAAGCCCTGATAGTATGTTATAATATACATAACGATAGTTTATTGAAACTTACAATGTTATGTCTAAAAAGAAATCGGAACACTACGTTAATAATAAAGAACTTCTTGAGGCGCTGATCGTATATAGAGCAAAGGTTGCTGACAGTTTCAGAGAGATCAACGGTAGAGAACCAACTAAAGCAGATAGATCTCAACAATGGGTTGGTAAACCTCAGATTACAAATTACCTTGGAGAGTGTTTTCTAAAGATTGCTACACACTTATCCTACAAACCGAACTTTGTCAACTATATGTTCAGGGATGATATGATCTCTGATGGTATTGAAAATTGCGTTCAATATATCCATAACTTCGATCCAGAGAAATCTAAAAATCCATTTGCCTACTTCACACAAATTATTCATTACGCCTTTCTACGTAGAATTCAGAAAGAGAAGAAGCAACTGGAAATTAAAACTAAAATTATTGAAAAAACTGGATATGATGAAGTTATGATGGTTGACGATAGCTTGCTTTCTAGTAGTAGTTCGGAGTATAATACCATCAAGGATAACATCACTTACAAAACAAATCGTCAGTGACATTCATTAAATGTAATCAAGAATCTAACATACTTGTTATTGATAATTATTCACGTCATCAAGGTCTAAAAAATGATTTGAGTAATTTTTTGGAAACTCATCCTGACGTACAGGGAAGGGATACCAACGTCAAAGCAAGTATGACCGATTGGATAATGAATGCTTTTACTGAAGAAGTTCATATCTTAAAACGGGAAATTATTTCAATAGTTGAGGAATATTTTATTCCGAAAGATATAACTGATTTGAATTTATATTATCGTGAGTTTTGGGGTAATGTCTATCGAAAAGGTGATTATGCATTGTGGCATGATCATTTTCCATGTAGATTTTCTTTTGTTTATTTTTTAAAATGTAAATCAAATCATTCTCCATTATACATTCAAAATAAATGTGATAGAAAAAATAAACCCTTAATAATTAAACCAGTCGAAGGAAGACTCGTTATCTTTCCTAGTTTTATCAGGCACAAAGTGCCAATTCATATTCATAACGAAACTAGAATTACGCTTGCAGGGAATCTTATTTAATGAAAGTTGCTATTATTACAGACCAACATTTTGGTGCTCGTAAGGGTTCTAAATTTCTTCATGAATATTTCAAGAAATTTTATGATGATGTATTTTTTCCATACTTAGAAGAAAATAAAATTGATACCGTAATTGATATGGGCGATACATTTGATAATCGTCGCTCTATCGATTTGTGGTCTTTAGAGTGGGCGAAAGAAAACTATTATGACAGATTGGAAAGTTTAGGCATAACAGTTCATACTATCGTTGGTAATCACACTGCCTATTACAAAGATACAAATTCTATCAATTCTGTAGATTTGTTGCTTAAACAGTATAAAAATGTCAAAGTTTACTCTGAATGTAGTGAAGTATTAATAGATACGTTAAAAGTACTTTTTATTCCTTGGATCAATGCAGAAAATTTTGAGAGCAGTGTCAAAGCAATTAAAGATTCAACTAGCAAGGTCGCGATGGGGCACCTTGAACTCAACGGATTTAGAGCGCATCGCGGTCACACCATGGAAGACGGTATGGCAAGCGAACTATTTGAGAAGTTCGAGCGGACATTTTCGGGTCATTACCATACACGATCAGACAACGGACGAATCTTCTACTTAGGAAATCCTTATGAGATGTTTTGGAATGATGTGAATGATCCTCGCGGATTTACTATTTTTGACACCGAAACTTTAGAACATACTCAAATTGATAATCCATATAAACTCTTTTATAATATCTACTACGAAGATACTCCATATCAAGTATTTGATACTACAGAATACGTTGGCAAAATTGTCAAAGTAGTTGTTAGGAAGAAAACCGAACCAAAGAAATTTGAAAAGTTTATAGATAAATTACATTCCTGTGGTATTCAAGACTTAAAGATTGTAGAAAACTTTTCCATACAAGAAAATGAAGAGTTTGAAGTTGAAGAAAGTGAAAATACCATCTCTATCTTAAATCGATACATCGATGAGGCAGAGTTTGATTGTGATAGCACTATTATCAAGGGAATCCTTCAGAAAGTCTATTCACAAGCTTGCGAGGTAGAGTAATGTTTCTTTTAACACTTAGTGATTCTAAGGAAGAGGGTGCCTATGCCGTTCACAACAAGTACGGTGAAAAGGTGCTCTTTTTATTTGAGGATGAGGATGATGCTGAGCGTTATGCAATGTATCTAGAGGAGGATGAAGAGGCAGAGATGGATGTTGTAGAGGTTGATGATGCACTTGCAATTCTTACCTGCAAGAGGTATAATTACAAGTATGCGGTGGTGACACCGAATGATATTGTGATTCCTCCCAGAGACTTAGATGATAACCTTCCAGAAGATTAGGTGGAAAAATTTTCTCTCTACAGGTAATCAATTTACAGAGATTAACTTCCTAGAAAGTAATACCAATTTAATTATTGGAACAAATGGTGCGGGTAAATCTACAATGCTAGATGCCCTTACTTTTGTTTTATTCAATAAACCTTTTCGTAAAATTAATAAACCTCAACTAGTAAATGCTACGAATGAGCGTGACTGTTTAGTTGAAATAGAATTTGAAATTAATACTCGAAAGTATTTGGTTAGAAGGGGCATCAAACCAAATGTATTTGATATTATTGTTGATGGTAAAGAACTTCACCGTGAAGCGGATGATCGTGCCATGCAACGTGTGTTGGAAGATAATATTCTCAAGGTAAATTATAAGTCTTTCACTCAAATTGTTATTTTAGGTAGCAGCACTTTTGTTCCCTTTATGCAGTTGACAAGTGCAAATCGTCGTGAAGTAATTGAGGATCTTCTCGATATTCGCATCTTTTCATTAATGAATAATATTCTCAAAGATAAGATTCGTACTCAGAAAGAGCAAGTTAAATCTCTTGATCTTAAGAAAGATAATCTTAAAGATAAGATGAAAATGCAACAAAACTTTATTGATGAGTTAGAGAATCGTGGAAAAGAAAATATTGAAGGAAATAAGAATAAGATTACAAATCTTATGAGTGAGGTTGATGGATACCTTCAAGAAAACATCAAACTTCAAGAAGATTTAGAAAACACTACAAAGCAGCAAGAAGAAGTTGCAGGTGCAAGACAAAAGTTATCAAAACTAAACACACTTCGGGGAAAAATCTCTCAGAAAGTATCTGCCATTACGAAAGAACATAAGTTCTTTATGGAAAATACGGTATGCCCTACTTGCCAACAGGACATCGAAGAAGAGTTCCGTGTAAATAGAATTAGTGACGCTCAAAATAAAGCAAAGGAACTAAAGGAAGGTTTCGACGAGTTGGAATCGACCATTAAGTTTGAACAAGAACGAGAGCGTCAATTCAATACACTTTCTAAGGAGATTACTAATCTAACACATGGCATTTCTCAAAACAATACTCGGGTTAGCGGAAACCAACGACAAATCCGAGATCTTGAACAGGAAATTCAAACTATTACCGAGAACCT